AAAAGAGCGAGAGCTAACCGACACAAAAAGAAAAAGTAGATTTTTATTGCAATCAGGCAATTAATTTAGGCACAAAAGATAAATTTATTAAGGGTTATATACAATAACATAAATTAGATTTTAAGACATCTTAAATTGATATTTAAGGTGTCTTTTTAAATTGCAAAAAATTTGAAAAAAAGGGGGTGAGTCATAAATGACATTAAGAGAATTGATATTTGATGTGACATTTAGAGGTAATACCGGACCATTGTCAAGAACCAATACTGCTGTTGACAATCTATCTAAAAAACTGGATGTTATATCTAACAAGGCAAATAAACTTGGTAACTCTCTTATGCTAAAAATGACTGCTCCTATCACACTTGCAGGTGGGAAGATTATAAAAACTGCCATGAATTTTGAGTCTGCTATGAGTGAAGTAAAGGCAATCTCAGGGGCAAGTGGTAAAGAGTTTGACGCACTTAAGAAAAAAGCAAGGGAAATGGGAGCAACGACACAGTTTTCCGCAAGCCAAAGTGCAGAAGCATTAAAATATATGGCTATGGCTGGGTGGAGTACTGATAAGATGATAGCTGCTTTACCCGGAGTAATGAACCTTGCTGCCGCATCGGGTGAAAGTCTTGGTACAGTCTCAGATATAGTAACTGACTCTATGACAGCATTTGGGTTAAAGGCAAGTGAGGCAGGTAGATTTTCGGATGTCTTGGCACAAGCGAGCAGTAAATCAAATACTAAAGTTTCTTTGATGGGAGAAACTTTTAAATATGTTGCTCCAGTTGCTGGTGCTTTGAAATACAGTATAGAAGATACCGCTATAGCTGTAGGACTTATGGCAAATTCAGGAATAAAAGGCTCACAGGCTGGTACAGCTCTTAGAGGGGCAATGTCAAATATGGTAAAGCCTACTAAAGAGATGCAAAACGCAATGAATAAGCTGGGCATATCAATGACAGACTCACAAGGCAAGATGAAGCCTTTTAAGACTGTAATGGATGATATGAGACGAGGCTTTTCAAAGTTGAGTACAGATCAAAAAGCATATTACGCCAATGTTTTGTTTGGAGATACTGCAATGTCAGGTATGCTTGGAATTATTAATGCTACAACGGAAGATTATGATGCACTTACTAAATCAATTTATGGTGCATCAGGAGCTGCATTAAGACAGTCAGAGATAATGCAAGATAATCTTCAAGGAGATTTTAACAAGTTGAAATCTGCAGTTGAAGAAATAAGTTTGCAAATAGGAGAGATATTAGTGCCAAAGCTTAGGAAAGGCACACAATATGTAACAGAACTTGTAAATAGATTTGGAAAACTTGATGATAATACAAAGATGACAATATTAAAAATTATCGGTCTTGCTGCTGCAATCGGTCCATTAATTAGAGTATTTGGATTTGCTACATCAGGAGTAAGTATATTTTTAAAGACGTTGTCATTCTTATCAAAAATCAATATTGTATTTCCTTTTATTCGTCTTTTGATAATCTCTCTTTTTAAGCTTAGAACTGCATTTGTAGCATTAAGAGTAATGGGATTAAAAGGAATGCTATTTGCAGGACTCAAAACTACATTTGTGACACTTGGTACAACGATATTGCCTGTTGTAGCTACAATAGGACTTCTTGTAGCTGCAGGATATTTATTGTATACAAATTGGGCTATGGTAAAGGCTAAAGGTCTGGAGTTTATAGGCTCATTAAAAGAAAAATTTAATTCTTTTTTACCGGACATAATGGCTATATGGGAAAATTTAAAACAGATATTTATTTCCCTACTCCCTATTTTTGCAGCAGTTTTAGGTGGTATAATGGGAGGACTTGGTAGCTTTATAAAATCTGTGACAAATATTATAGGAAGTGTAATAAAGATATTTAAAGGCATTACAGACTTTTTGGTGGGAGTATTTACTGGCGATTGGGGAAGAGCTTGGAATGGAATTCTTGGAATATTTACAGGCATAATAGACACTATAAAAGGTATATTCCAAGGCGTAATAGACTTCTTCAAATCAGTGCTTGGTGGATTCTTGGGCGGTATAGACGAAGGTAAAATAGCAGCAGAGTCTGCAAAAGAAAGTATGTCAAAGTCAAAGTTTAAAACAGTAATCCCACAAGATGGTCCACGAAGGGTTGATATTCCACACTTTGCTAAAGGTGTAAACAACTTTAGCGGTGGATTGGCAATAGTCGGAGAAAAAGGTCCGGAGCTTGTAAATTTACCAAAAGGTTCATCAGTAAAGACAAATGCTCAAACAAAAGATATATTGAGTTTTGACAATAAAGCGTATGATTATTACTATGACAAAACTCCTGTAGCTTCTTCAAATCAAAACGTGAATGTGGTGTTTTCACCTACTATAAATGTCACTACAAATTCGGATAATCCTTATGAGATTGCTGATGTCTCAAAAGATAAGATAAGACAGTATTTTGAAGAGTTTATAGATGAAGCAGATCTTGCAAGTTAGGAGGATGTACCGTGAATATAAGTAAAATAGGAAATATTGAGTTTTCTGCCGTTACTGGCGAAGAAGTCAGCTTTGAAAATGACGTTACAAATAGGGCTGTCGAAGACATAGGCTATATATCCGACCATGTCAAACCTAAGCCTGTATCATTTACCATATCCGGCGTGGTGGTAGGAGAAGATGCATTTAATAAACTAAAGACATTAAGGAAATACTGTCAAGGTAAGAAAGTATATAGATACATCGGAAGAAATATCATGTACAATGTAGTCATTGAGTCTCTTACAACAACACATAATAAAGAGACTCAAAACGGCTTTACATTCAATATGACCTGCAAGATAATAAAACAGGCAAAAAGTAAGAAAGTAAAGCTACAAGCACCTGATCCTGTCAAAAAAACAAAGCCTAAGCAAACAGTCAAAAAGAAAACACTTAGAAATGCTAAAAAAAGAGTAAAGTCCTATGCTCCGACAAGAGTCCAAACTGCAAAGCCAAGCAGTGTAGGCAAAAAAGTACCTGTAAAAAAGCAGGTAGATAAGCAAAAAGTTCAAAAATATAATGAAACTGAAATTAAAAGACTCTCTCAAAAAAGATTGAGAGACGTTACGATGGGTGAATCCCTTACTATAATCAAGTATAACTTGGAAAAGAAAGGAATAAGATAGGTAAATAAAATGGGAGGTATAGACATAGATACATTGGAAGAAATAGAGTATGTGGAAATTGACAAAACACAAGTCCCCTACTCATTTACACATGACTACATGGGTAATATTTTTGAAATTGAAATAAGATATAACGATGAATATGACTATTTTACAGCTGATTTGCACATTCTCAAAGACAGTGAGAAAACTACTCTTATCTTAGGTGAAAAAATAATGCTCTCTCAGCTTATGTTTATATCTGTAGCCTATCTTAATATTGCTATTCCGCTATTTATACCTTATGATTTTTCAGAAACTGTGGAGCGTATTGGATGGGATGAGATGGATGATATAGTATTGGCGGTGGTTGGATGATATTATTTGACAGACAGGCAACATTGCAAATTGGCGGAAAGTTATATAAATCAGATGATATTGATATAGAGTTTTCTGTGCCGTTTTCTACAGAAAATGAGCCTGATGTATCTGAGATTTCTATATATAATCTTTCTCCTGTAAGCATTGCAAATATAAAAAAAGGAACAAAAGTTATATTAAACGCAGGTTACGGAAACAATATCGGGATGTTGATAAGCGGAGTGGTTGCAAGTTTTAAAACTACTATAGAGACTGTAGACAAAAAGACGACTATGAAGGTGGCAACGGCTCTTAATGCTTGGAAAGAAATAAAAGTCCACAAGACCTATGCGAAAGGAACAACTACAAAAGATATATTAAACGATCTAATTGCTAATTTTGGAGTAACAGTAGCTGACATGTCTCTTGTAAAAAATGTGACATATAAAAAAGGAAAGACTATATCTGGAAAGCTTAAAGATGTAGTTAAAAGACTCGTAAAAGAGTCTGATAGCAAATTCTATATGGATAAGGATAGAGCCTATGTCAGAGCGTTCAACAAAGGCACACAAAGCGGATTTGTGCTAAGTGGAGCTACAGGTCTTATAGGTTCTCCGGAACCTGCAGAAATAAAAGAAGGTCAAAAAATAACAAGACAAGGCTGGAAAGTTAAATGCTTACTTAATCATAATATATTTACAGATTCGATAATAGTACTTGACTCAAAGCTTGTAAAAGGAAATTTTCGAGTAGTCAAGGGTAAACACACATCTGAATGGATAACGGAAATGGAAGTGGTATAAATGGGGCTTGCAACATTAATTCAAAACAGTATTAACAGTCATATAGGTCAACTAAATACACTTATGTTATGTAAAGTTACACAAGTAGTGCCGTTTATAAAACTAATATCATATTTTGATATGGGATATGAAGACGGCAGTACATCAGCAAGAACGGAAATACAAGATCCCATACTTTTAGAAGGTGCAACATACAAGGTCGGCGATGTCGTACTCACAGGCTTTTTACAAGAATTTGTTGAAGGCGGAGCTACAAGGAAGTTTGATATATCAGATGCTGTAATAATCGGCAAGGTGCAAATATGAGGACGTTTTTGATAAGTAATGACGATATAGTCATTGAAAAAGGTGAAGCAGTAATGACAGAAGATACAGATGAGATATGTCAATGTGTAGAACGTGCAATAACTACAAGACTTACAGAGTTTTTCTTGAATCTGGAGCATGGTATGGACTATGAAGAGTTGCAAAGCAAGGCTCCTGATATAGAAAGAATAAAACTTGATGTAACAGAGGCGGCATTACAGGAAGAAAGAGTAAATCTTATAAAAAGTATTGATGTGGATATAGACAGAGCAAATAGGAAAGCAATAATAACTTTTGTAGGATTGCTTGAAAATGGAGAAGAAATACAAGGTGAGGTGGTGATATAGTGTTTGGACTTAGTGAAAAAGGCTTTAAGAGGAAGTTATACTCAGACATAGAAGATGACTTATTTATAAGAGCAAAAAATATGTTTGGAGAAGATATAAACCTAAGTGAAAGAAGTCCGCTTGGGATATTTCTAAGGGTTATAGCGTGGTCGTTATCTCTTATATGGCAGGTCGCTGAAAAAACATATCATCAAGGGCATCTAAACGAGGCTGAAGGCTTATCACTTGACTATGTATGTGAAAAGGCGGATATATACCGTTTCCCTGCTTTAAAGGCAACAGGAGAAGTAAAGTTTACCGGTAAAGCTGGTAAGAAAATATATAAAGGCTTTAAGGTTGCAACTAATAACAATGTAGTATATGAAACGGTGGAAGAGGTACAGATATCATCTGATGGCACAGTAAAGGCAAAAGTAAGATGTATACAACTTGGAGATATAGGGAATGTTGATGCAAACACTATAAATACTATAATAAATCCGGAGCTGGACATAGATACTGTAAATAATACAGAAAGATTTTTAAGCGGTAGAGAAGTTGAAACTGATGACGAGCTAAGAGAGAGGTATAAACTTTCGTTTATTGCAAGTGGAAAAGCAACAATGAATGCAATCATTGCTCATCTGCTTAAAATACCTACCTTAAAAGGCTACAAGGTACTTGAAAATGACACAATGGAAGTAAAAAATAATATGCAACCTAAAAGCATAAAAGTCATCGTACTTGGTGGTACAGACGAAGAAATAGGACGAGCGATTTTTGAGTCCAAAGCAGCAGGTATTCAAACTAATGGTAATGTATCGTATATGGCGACTGATAACCTTGGATATAAGCATGAAATTAAATTTTCAAGGGCAACGGAAGTAAGTATATTTGCAAAGATAAACATAACATTTAATATTAATGTTTCAAACAAGGACGAAATCAAGAAAAAAACAGTATCTAAGTTTAAAAAATATATAAAATCTGTGGGTATGGGAGATGTAGTTATAATAAGTAAAATCATTTCTTTTGTATCTGATGATAATATTAAAGACATTGAAGTATTAATAGGCAAATCAAGTGCAAGCCTTGCAAAAAGCAATATAAACTTGCTTGATGAGGAAGTGCCTACTGTGTTAGATGAAAATATTACCATAAACGAGGTGTAATTATGAATTTAAAAAATATGATTACACGACTAACTTCAAACTATAATAAAAATGAAAATAGCAATATATACAAGCTATTTTCAATACTTGCTCCCGAAGTTGAATTTTTAAAAGAACTTTTTGAAAAAATTGAAAGTTGGCAAGGAATTAAAAACGCTGAGGGAAATGCTCTTGACCTCATAGGAGATGATGTAAGGCAGGAGCGATTTGGTTTAACAGATGAACAATATAGACCTATGCTCAGATTTAAAATATCCTTAAATCGTGGAAATGCTGATATTGACTCTGTAAATACTGCATTAAAAAGTATCACGGAAAATAATTTTATAAGATTACATGAGGGATATGATTATATAAATGAACCTGCAAGTATAGTAATACGCTTAAAAAGCTTTGATAAAAATGTAAGGTATGACCTTATAGATAATATTTTAGCTGCAGGAGTAAGAGCAAATCTAAAAGTGGAAAAACAGACACTTGATAAGATTTATATAGCAAGTGTTGCACTATGTGGAGAGACAACAACAGTATATCCATACAATATAAGAGAAATAGAAAGTGTGGCAAAAGTCTATATAGCTGCAGGATTAGGCACAGGTATTGAAAAAGGTGAAGTATTGCCTAAAAAGTAAAATAAAGAAAGGAGTAAATATGCCGGAACAATTTTATACAATGCTTACAAATGTTGGAAAAGCAAAAATAGCAAATGCAAGCGTATTAAATACTAAGGTAACATTTAGCAAAATTGCAGTAGGAGACAGCAACGGAAGCTATTATAATCCGACAGAAACACAAACAACACTTGTACACGAAGTTTGGCAAGGTGGTGTAGGAAATGTGAAAATTGATGAACATAATTCAAATTGGATAGTGGTCGAATCTGTTATACCGCCCACAACAGGCGGATTTATGATAAGAGAGGTAGGGTTGTTTGATGATGAGGGTGATTTGCTTGTAATAGCTAAATATCCTGAGACGTACAAGCCAACTTCTGACAACGGAACAATTAAAGAACTGTTAATAAGAATAATACTTGAGGTGTCAAATGCTTCTGCTGTAACGTTAAAAATCGATCCTACAATAGTATTAGCGACAAAAAAAGATATTGAAGATTTAGACAACAAAAAAGCGGATAAGTCGCATAAACATATGATGTCAGATATAGTGGATTTTGATGAAAATAAATTTGCATCCAAGACGCATAATCATGATGACAGATACTACAAAAAAGGCGAAATGAGTACATTGTATGCAAGTAAAAGTCATAGACATAATGTTAGTGATATAGATAATTTGACACCAACGATAAGAACTACAAAAGTAAATAATGCAATACAAGCTGACAATTCAGATAAGTTAAGAAATATGAATTTTATCTGGTCAGGTCAGGCAGGACAACCACCATGGCTATGGGGCGGAGCAGACCAAACAAATATGTATGTGTATAATCCTGCTAATTTTTCAGTTGCAAATGCAAATAGTGTGGCAGGTTTTCAATTTCGTAACAACAATGGGATGCTTGAAGTATTAATTAATGGAGTGTGGATGAGCGTGGGCGGACAGATTTATAATAGATATGCTACGACAGCAGGTGGAAATCAAGTAGGTAACATAGTAATTAAACCTTTCGGTGAACCGAGAGCCGGGATACAAAATGAGTATCAGGAAGGTCAAGAGGTAGTAATATTTGATTGGCATAAACCCAGTAAAATAATTAATTTTAGTGTTATAACTATCGAAGTACCACATTATAAGCTTCCTGATTATAGAGGAATTAAGTTATCTAATATAAAAATGTATTTAGATGGTATTTTAGTTTATGATGTTACAGATAGTAAAATGAATTTATTTTCGGCTGGAGGGAATTCAGTCGAGTGGCACAACAGATATTTAGAAGTTAGAAAAGGTTTTAAGATTGTTGGCAAAGTTACAAAAAATAATGTTGGAGCTGAACATCCTGGGTTCACTTTAGATATGTTATATTACGAAGGATAGGAGGA